ACAGCTGAAGAAAATCGCTCAGGCTCTCCAGCTTCCTCTGGATCAGTATCTGTGATCGGCAAACTGCGCTGGGCAGCCGCCGGGGTTTTGTTGTTCCTGGTGGTTGCCATCGACTTCACCAGCAAAATGATTTCTATCCTGGCGGATGGCGTGCTGGTGGCCGGGGTTATCGCTTTACTCTGGCCGCTTATTAAATCCAGTGATTAACACTGTGCAAAAGGCCATTAATGATGGCCTTTGACGGAGTGATAACAATAGCCGTTAAGACGGCATTTTTTCCCCTCATTTCGAGAGGACTTACAGCAATAAGAGGGGGCTTAATGTCCGATCCTTTAACTGGTACCGGCCTGATTTTTGGCGGCGGTTTAATTGGTTCCGTCGTATATGGCGTCATCACTCATACCGATTTTGGTGTGGTATTTGGGGCTTTTGGCGGCGCGGTGTTTTACGTGGCTACGACCGCAAACCTGACACGTGGAAGGCAAATAGCTTACTTCATGACGTCGTTTATTGTCGGTGTTCTGGCCGCAGGATTATTAGGCTCAAAATTTACTACATGGACAGGCTATACGGATCGTCCGCTTGATGCGCTCGGTGCGGTGGTGGCATCTGCTGTCACCATCAAGGTCCTGACTTTCATTAACAGCCAGGACTTGAGCAGCCTGTTCGGATTACTTTCCCGATTAAGGGGAGGAGGTTCGAGTGGTAATAAATGACCCGGCAGCGCTGGTCAATGCGGTGATATGTGCCGTTATTGTCTGCGCTTTGATGTTTTATCAACGTCGCGGTGCCAGGCATCGCCCTGGTATCTCCATTCTTGCTTACTTG